TAAGGAAGAGGTAGAGGAGGTACCTACGGTACCAAAAAAGAGAGAGGCGCGTAAACGCTCCTCCACTCCCTCTGTCGACGAGGTTCGTGAATACTGCTTTGAGAGGGGGAATGGCGTGGATGCTGAAACCTTCGTGGATTTTTATGCCTCAAAAGGCTGGAAGGTAGGGAATGCGCCTATGAAGGACTGGAAGGCAGCAGTCCGAACGTGGGAGAAACGAGATAACCGTGCTGCACCGAGGGCAAAGCCAATAGACACGAATGATTATTTGCTTGGAATCATCGAAGGAGGTAGTGCATCATGACAAAGGCAGAGGTTGCAAAACTGATTTATGTCGTAAAAGCGACATATCCTTCGCCATTTCAAAAATACACAACGCAGGACCTTGAAAACATGATATCCGCATGGATCATGGTCATGTCAGACTATACATACGAGCAAGCTTCGGCAGGACTGAAGGTGTATTTGTCGAGCGATACGAAAGGTTTTCCACCTTCTCCCGGACAGATAGTTGATAACATCCTGAAGATTATCAGTCCGACTATGTATGAGCTCAATGGCATGGAAGCGTGGAGTGTGGTTAGAAAGGCCATGCAAAACAGCGCGTACAATGCCGAGGAAGAGTTTGACAAATTGCCAAAGGCTTGCCAAAGGGCGATAGGGAGTGCAAGCAATCTACGAGAGATGGGGCAGTTGAAAGTTGAGGTTGTGGAGACTGTTGAGCAGTCGAATTTTATTAAGGCGTATAACACCTACAAGGAGCGCGAACGTGAGGATTCAAAAATTCCAAGCGAAATCAAAGCTTTAATAGACAAAGCCATATCAGAGAAAAGAGCGTTCGAAACGAGACATATGTGCGAATTGGAGGAGAGATGAAAAGCATAATTCCGGGAGAAGATGACAAGAGATGCTTTATCTGCCAGAAATACGGGCCGGAACATGTCCATCATTGCTTGCATGGCCCATATAGATGGCTTGCAGATAGATACGGTTTAACGGTGCACTTATGTGTTTCTTGCCACATGCTGTTGCATGACAAGGGGAGATATGACAGGGAACTGGAGGCACTGGCACAAGAAGCATTTGAAAGTAAATATAGTCATGAGGAATTCATGCAGATATTTCAAAAAAATTGGAGGTAGTACATGAATCATATTTGCTTAATTGGCAGACTTACTTCGGATCCGGAAGTTAGATACGCACAAGGAGAAAATCCTATGGCGGTGGCAAGATATACCCTTGCTGTAGATAGACCGAAGAAAGCAGAAGGGCAGCAGGCTGCTGATTTTATTCGTTGCGTGGCGTTTGGAAAGACTGCGGAATTTGCTGAGAAGTATCTCCACAAGGGGAATAAGATCGCTTTAGAGGGGCGCATTCAAACAGGAAGCTATGACGACAAAGATGGAAAAAAGGTTTACACAACGGATGTGATTGTAAATCATCACTATTTTTGTGAGAGTGCAGGCGCTGCACAGCCAAAGTCTATTACTACGGATGAGAACGGGTTTATGACGATTCCCGACGGACTGGAAGATGACGGATTACCGTTTAACTAATTTGGCTGTCAACTATCGGTTTACTACCACAAGGAGAAAATATGATTACAGAGTATATTTGCGAAAAGTGCAAGACAAAGTACAAGACCAAAGAAGAAGCCATGAACTGCGCAATGAGTCACTTGGGAGCGGATGATTTAAAAGTTTTAGAGGTCATGACAATCTATAAGAGTGATGTTTTTCCGTCAATTGTCACACTGGTAACGAAAGACGGAAGAAAACAGGTGTATCAAAAGTGCGAGGGATGAGAGGAATGATACAAAAAGTTGATTTAAGACTTGTAAGTAGACAGACGGTCGCTCGGGCTAAAGTAGTTACATATTATGCTGAAGAAGCACTAAATGCGAAAAATGAAGCAGAAAGAGTTATGTATTTAGGACATGCAATCGAAGGCATTGAAGCGTTGATAAAGACCAAGGAAATTTTAGAAGGCACGATTTGAGAGGTGTTAAACGACAAGAGAAAAAGAACTGAAAGAACTTAAATACAGAGAGCAGAAAAGATAAGGAGGACGTAAACATGAAACTTACAAAAGAAATGAAACAACTAATAAATTGCCATTTGCTAGTGGAGTTTTTCAAAGAAAGTGCAATTCCAGAATTAAAGGACACTCTGCCGGAACTGATAGATTCCGTTTATGGCGTGGAGGAAAAACTGGAAGAATTTTCGGAGTTGATAAGGAAAAAGTCTATTGAGGCAGCAGAGAAAGAAGTGGAGGATTGCCAATGATTCAGATTACAGAAAAAGACCTACAGGATGTACCACTAGATAATGTGAACCATCCTTCCCACTATGAGACGGGGAAGTTTGAATGCATTGATGTAATGCTTGAAACACAGGGTGGAGAAGCGGTTAAAGCCTTTTGTATCTGTAACGCTTTTAAGTACCTGTACAGGCACAAGAGAAAAAACGGTGTTGAGGATGTAAGAAAGGCTAAGTGGTATTTAGATAAGTACCTTGAATTAAATTAAAAAGAAAGGGGGTGGGTTGCCGGCATAATCCTATAGGTCCCCTTTTCAAATGATAAAGGTAAATGAATTGTTTGCAGGAATAGGAGCTTTCCGTAAGGCTTTGATAAACCTGGATATTCCACATGAAATAGTAGGAATCAGTGAGATAGACAAGTTTGCCATACAGTCCTATGAAGCGATATATGGTCCAACAAGAAATTATGGAGACATTACTAAAGTGGCTAGGCTTGATTATGCAGACTTGTGGACTTATGGATTTCCTTGCCAGGATGTTTCTACAATGGGGAAAATGAAAGGGATAGTTAAAGAAAAAACACGAAGTGGGCTTCTCTATGAAGTTGAACGGCTGTTAGAGGTTGCTCAATCTGAAGGAACACTTCCTAGGTGCCTTATTCTTGAGAATATCAAGAATCTAGTTCAAAGAAGGTTTGCAAAAGATTTTGAGAGGTGGATTGATAAGCTCTCAGAGCTTGGATATGAAACAAAGTGGAAGGTGCTTAAAGCATCAGACTATGGAATACCTCAAAAAAGAGAGCGTGTCTATGCGGTTTCTATAAGAAAAAAATTGAATGGTGGCTATTTTAGATTTCCGGATCCAATTCCTCTTCAAATCAAGTTTAGAGACTTATTGGAGCAGAATCCTGATGAAAAGTATTTCCTAAAACAAGAAACATTTGAATACCTTAAAAGCCACTCTGAAGAGTGCAAAAGAAAAGGTTATGGGTTTCGGTTTTCTCCTGTCGCAAGAGATGAATGTGAGATTGCAAAAACAATTACTACAGAGATTGGAAAGATAAGAATGGATGATAATTTCATTCAAGAATCAGATAGGGTAAGAAAGCTCACTCCAAAGGAGTGTTTCCGTTTGATGGGATTTACAGACGATGATTTTCATAAAGCGCATTTAGTATGCAGTGACACACAACTTTATAAGCAGGCAGGAAATAGTATTGTAGTAAATGTTCTTGAGGAGATACTAAAGAAACTTGTCCGAATTAACTGATTGCGGAAGGAGGAAACATGAGAAGCTTTCAAGAGTTCAAGTGGCTGTCAACGTCCTTCACAGATGAAGAAGCAAAGGCCATAAAGAAGGCTTTTGAGCAAGTGTCTTTGGAAAAACAGCTATTCCTGGATGACGAGTGGAAGTGGGGCAAAGAAAAGAGATTGGTGGAGAAGAAAAGAGGTATCAAATGAAAAGAAATGATTGTACTGACAAAATGTTTGGTATGTATCATGTATGCCCTACTTGTGGCAAGTCATCAGGATTGTATTACGACATACAGTACCCTACTTTCCGGAAAGTAGGGCTTGATGCAAGGCCATTTGAAATTAAGAATGGCAAGAGGACTAAAAAAATCACAATGCACGATAAGGCTGTAACATACAACTGCGATATGTATGGAGAATATGAGGTTGCGGTTTGTGTATGCGAAAGATGTGGTTGGAAGAGTGAGCCTATCATTCAGTAAGCCAACTGTAAACCAATAGTTGATAGTTCAAGTGGCTGTCAACTATCGGTTTACTACCACGGAAAGGGGAAAACATGAACTTTAGATATACAATAGAAATAAAGAAGGATGGCGAAACAATAGATTATATCCAGCTATTCGGGGACAATGATTATATAGAGCCGGTGCATAAATTTATCCGAGAACAATTCTTTGCAGATGGTGAAAACTCTGAGAGGTGGACAAATGAAAAAATATGACGAGTATCAGAACTATTTAAAACAAATGACGAATTCAGTGGATAAGAATTTTCGGAGAATGATTCTTATAGATTGCCTTGGTGATTACATGGATGAATTACTAGAACGAAAAAACATCTTCGAACCCGACAGCGAAGAATACAGGAAGCTTGAAAAACGGAGGGCTGAGATTATCAAACTGATTGAAATTGTTAGCGAGGAAAGAAGACTTGCATATATTCACAAGAATATTCAGAAGGGGGTGGCAGAATGAAAGAGATAAAAACATATCAATGTGAGTTATGCGGAGGACAATTTAAAACGGCAGAAAAAGCGCAAGCGTGCGAACGGGAACACAAGAAAAATCTTAGAGTCATTGGGCAAACATATAGTGTAAGTGAGGTATGCGGATTTCCGAAATTCATTACAGTAGCTAGTGAAGACCCTTCTTTTTCTGCGGTATATAGCTATGAAAGACTGACGGATGAAAGTTTTTATGGGGGGTAAATCATGAATGAGAATATAAAAGCCCTTATTCAGCTGATTGACGAACATCCGGATTTGCCCGTAATCCCTGTGGTCGGACAATGCATAGTTGCCGACTGCATAGGCGAATGGGTGGCACATTTTGGGAAAGCGGAAGTAAAGAAGATGTGCATATACGGGGAAAAGGTGATTTTTCGAGAGGAGAAAAACGCCATCAAAACCGTAGAGGCACTAGAACTTGAAGGGCTGACAGAAGGACGGACGAGAGAGGAAAGCATAGAAAAGCTAAACGGGTATCTTGATGAACTCGACTGGTTGGAAGCAATCATAGTACACATAGAAACCCCGATAGTGAAGATTCCGGATAATACGGAAAGGATTTACGAGTAATAGAATGGAATAAGATATTTATAAATAGGGCGGATGAAATGAAAAGAGCAAAACTGCAGCAGGATTAGAAAATATTTAAACATCGATTAGAATTTTTACTCGGAATATAACAAGTAAGAAAGGTGGAAAATGTGACACTTGATGATTATGTTTTCTTGATTTCTCTATGCATTCTATTATTGGGCTTAGTATTGTTTAGTTTTTGGTTTTTAATCAATATCAGGAGGCAATTGTGACTAAAGAGCAATTAAAGAAATACCGGGACGAGAAAAACAGTATCCAGCTCTTGAAAGATGAGATTGAAAAGATGTGTGGAGAAACGGTTCACGACTACGGATACGACTATACAAAAGGCTTTAAAAGGATTATCCATTTAGAGGGCTTCAATCAGGAACTTTACGAGCAGAGACTTGCAAGACTATCTGAGATGAAAAAAATAGTAGAAAAGACGGAAAGGTGGATTGAGTCCTTGGAGGATGACCGGCTTCGCTTTGTGATTCGGAGTCGATACAAAGAGGACAGGTCTTGGAGATGGATAGCGAGGAAGCTTGGAAACGTGTCGGAAGAGTATGTCCGAATCGTTATTCACGACAGATTTTTTGAAAAAATCAAAGAAAACCGTGAAAAATAAAAATTGTTCGTTTTGTTCGGAAAGTTCGTTTTATACTAATAATGGAGTCAGTGTCGGAACACACATTGTCATTAGAACCTCCTTTATAACCCATACGGAGCCGTTTATCCAAAAAGATAGGCGGCTCCAATTTTTATACCCGAATAGGAGATACCATGAAAAAGCTATGCCCTATATGCGGTAAGCTTCACAGCTTAGGAGAAGCTTGCAAGCCATATGTTCGTATTGCGGATAAGCTGACAGAGCAGAGAAGGTTCAGAAACTCTACTGCATGGAAGAAGAAGCGAGAGGAGATTAAAGAAAGAGACAAGTATCTATGTGTGTATTGTTTACGAGTGGACAGAGTAATTACTAGAGACAGCTTAGAAGTTCATCACATAGTAAAGATATCTGCTAGTGAAGAAGGTAAGCTTCAGGATGAGAACCTCGTTACTCTTTGCAGATATCATCACGAGATGGCAGAGAAGAATATGATAAGTAAAGAGGAGTTGTATGGCTTAGTCAATAAGGTGGAGCGCGGCGGAAGGATACCCCCCGAGGGTAAAGATTATAAAAAACATTAAAATTTAAGCACCGACGCCCCACCTTTCTTCACAAAAATAACGCTTTAAGGGGGATTTTGTGGAACTGGAGTTTTTGAAAACCGATAGCTTAATACCGTACGAGAATAATCCGAGACATAACGACAGCGCCGTACGCTTTGTGGCAAACTCCATAAAGGAATTCGGCTTTCAAGTGCCGATTGTCATCGATAAGAACGGTGTTATTATTGCCGGGCATACGAGACTAAAGGCTGCTAAGCTTCTTCGGATGACAGAGATTCCCTGCATAAGGGCTGCCGCCCTAAGCGATGAGCAGGTAAAGGCTTTCCGAATAGCAGATAATTCCGTTTCGGAGGTTTCAACATGGGATGAGTCCCTTTTAAAGTTGGAACTTGAAGGAATAGACTTTGATTTTTCAGACTTCGGCTTAAAGTTGCCGGATATTAAGTTGGATCCGATAGACCTTATAGACGAAGAGGAAGGATACTATGGCGATGAGCGAGAAAGAACGAACAGAACATACAACCTCGATATCCAGAGTCGATGTGAATTTACTAAGGACTTCTGGCAGATGCCTATTATCCGGAATGACGGATTTGTCCCGGAAGAGCTCATAGGATTCAATTATGCTAAAACATCCGAGAAAAAGAACGCGGGGATTCATTTTTATCTTGATGATTACCAGTTTGAACGGGTTTGGAACTACCCCGAGAAGTATGTCGAGCTGTTTCGAGAATACGATTGCATTTTGAGTCCGGATTTTAGTCTTTACATGGATATGCCTATGCCGATGAAGGTTTGGAATGTGTACCGGTCACGGCTGATTGGCGCCTACTACCAATCTTACGGTATTCCGGTTATTCCTACACTTTCATGGGCGGAAAAAGAAACTTTTGACTTTTGCTTTAAAGGGATTTCGAAGGGCTCAATTGTATCCATTAGCACCATAGGAGTAAAGAAAGATAAAGACGCTTTACAGATGTGGAAAAACGGAGTAAAAGAGATGATAGAAGTAATAGATCCGTCGATACTACTTATATATGGCGGAAAATTGGATTTTGATTTTAGAGATGCAGAGGTAGTTTATTTTGAAAATGACACCTTGAGGAGGTGGAAAGATGAATCCGTATAAAAAAGGGACGAAAGAATATGAAGAACAATTTAAGCGGGACTGGGAAGAGTCTATGAAGGAAGCAGTGGATGAAGTAATTTCGGAGCAAGATGAGTGGTTTGAGAAAGAATTTTTACCTAGTGAACAGGGACAGGAGTTCTTAAAAGCCAGAGATGACGACGAAGCGTATGATAAATACTTAAAAAAATATTACCCTGATATGTTTACGGATGAAGGTCTAATGATTCTGGAGTAAATAGAGTGTTTTCAGATTGTAGAAGAGATGAGCTTAAAGCTTGTCTCTTCTTTTTATGGAGAGAATATGGGAGGAAGAGGAGCAAGTAGTGGAAGAGGTCACTCGACGAGTGGTGGAGGAAGAAAGATACAGTTCTATGATGTTACGCATCGATTTAAAGGTATGAATGTACATGATTTTGAAAACGCTATAAGGGATTATAAAACTGAGTACGCCGGAGTATTTGATGAAAACGGTGTATTGATACAAGCAGTAACATCCGGAAAGCAGGGGAGTACGGCTATCCCGCCCTCAGTTTCTACGGCCAGTACTCTAACGCACAATCACCCATATCATGGAGATAGAAGAGTTGGAGGAACATTTAGTGAAGCCGACATAACCATATTAGGGAAGTACAGTAATTTGGATAGTATGAGAGTATCCACTAATGGGGTGCATGAGAACACATACATTATGAGGAAGGGGCAGAATGCAAATCCCGTAAAGTTAAAAGTAGTAGCTGAAAAGTCAAGAAATGGCGGCCGGGGCTCTATGCGGGATATTGGGGAAAAAGCCTTAGCGAAGCATACCGCTAATATGAAGAAAAAGGGGTATAGCGATGTAAAAATAGCTAATAAAAAGAATCAGTTATATCTTGGACCCATGAAGCAATACTGGAAAACCAATGCAGAAAAAGCAGGGTATGAATACATAGAAGTAAAGAGCAAGCATTGGTAGGGGAGGATAAATGAAACAAAAACTTAATTTAGAGCAGCAGGCCAAGGAGATATTAAAGATCGCAGAAGAAAGCGGTGTGCAGTCCAATTTCTTTTTCTTAACGACTTTTAAAAGATATCAGGTGCAATTGAATATTCTTACTGACCTCGAGAAGACGATAAAGGAAGACGGCCCAATCGCTACGAAAGAATATGTTAAGGGCAGGGAGAATATTTATACACATCCGGCTGTATCGGAATACAACAGGACTACGGATTCGGCTAACCGGACGGTGCAGACCTTGATGAAGATTATTAAAGACCTTGGAAAAGGAAAGGAAGATGATGAGGAAGAGGATCCGTTACTTAAGCTCTTAAATGGTGGTGATAATGAATGATAGAAAACAAAGCATACCTTTATTGCAAGAAGGCAGTCAAAGAGAGCACTACCCCTAAGTTTGTAAAGCTCCAGATGAAGGACTTCATGCGAATATGCGAAGGAAAAGATAAGAAGTATAAGATCAGTGAGAAGAAGCTTAAGCAGCTGAACGGACTTTTGAAACTCCTAAATATGCCTAAAGGTCTAAAAGTTGGCGAGTCTTTGTACGAATGTACCTGCGGATACCAATGGCTTTTTTATGTTGCAATTTTCTGCGTTGTCTACAGGGATAATGAGGAGAAAAGGCGGTATGAAACTGGGTTGCTGGAAATTTCGCGGAAAAACTTCAAAACTTTTACGGTTGCAACAATCTTTATTTTGCTGCTTCTTACTGAACCGCAGTTCTCCAAGTTCTTTAGTGTGGCACCGGACGGTAGCTTGTCCAGAGAGATTCGAGAGGCCATTGCAGAAATGCTTCGTTCTTCTCCCTTGGTCTACTCCTATAAAGGCGTGAATCGATTCAAGATTTTACGGGATTACATCAGCTTTAAGCCTTTTAATTCGGTTTATACCCCGCTTTCCTTTTCCACAAGCAGAATGGACGGCCGTTTGCCTAATGCTTTCTGTGCGGATGAGGTTGGAGCGCTGCCAACAATCTACCCGTTGGAAGCCATGCGTTCCGGACAGTTGAATATCTTAAACAAACTGGGATTTGTTATTTCTACGAAGTATCCGACCATAGACAACCCTTTTGAAGCGGAGGTCAGCTATTCAAAAAAAGTCCTTAATGGGCTCGTTGAGGATGAGACGCGGTTTTCTCTCCTGTATGAGCCGGACAACCCTAAAGACTGGGAAAAGGATGATTTAATTCTAAAACAGGCTAATCCGGTAGCTTTGGAGATTCCTGAAATCTGGGATGATCTCCTTAAAAAGAGGACGAGGGCTATCGCGACCGCAAGTGTAAGAGAGAACTTCGTTACGAAGCACTGCAATATCATTTATCAGGGTGTCGGCACTGAAAGCTATATCGATGTGAAAGATGTGCAAGCGTGCAGAACGGAGTCAATAGATTGGAGAGGGAAGGAAGTATATTTGGGACTCGATTTATCCGAGTCAAACGATAATACTTCCGTTTCGATGGTCTGTATTGACGCCGAGGGAAAACTTTATGCCGAGTCCTTCGCCTTTATTCCGGAGGATCGCATAGAAGAGAAGAGTCAGGTGGAGAGAGTGGACTATAGAAACCTTTGTAAAACAGAGCATGTATTTTCCTGCGGCGACAGAGTGATAGATTACACCTTTGTCGAAGACTTTATCTTAAGCCTTCCGGAAAAGTACGGCGTAGAGATACAGGAAATCGGCTTTGACCGGTGGAATGCTTTATCTACGGCGCAGAAGCTCGAAAAAGAGGGCTTTCCGATGATTGAACTTAAGCAGCACAGCTCCGTGCTCCATCCAGCAACGAAGTATTTGAAAGAGAAAATCCTCAAAAAGGAATTCGCTTACGAGACGAATCCGCTACTTGAGATTAATTTCCAGAACGCAAAGTGTGTTTATGACACGAATAAGAACCAGTATGTAAACAAAAAGAAGTCAAACGGCAAAGTGGATATGGTGGTATCCCTGATTAATGCCATATGTCTCTTGCAAAGAAGCAGCTTAGTCAGCGACTTTGTTGTTCAAGTAATTTAGGAGGTGCTTATGTGGCCATTTAAAAGAAAAACAGAAGAAATAAGAGCGGATACAGAGCTGCCGCTTGACGATCCCTTGCTTAAAGCACTATTAGGAAGCTCCGGAGTGACGAAAGAGCAGGCCTTGCAGATTCCGGCGGTAGCGGCGTGTGTGAACCTTATTACGGATACGGTAGCGATGATTCCTTTTAAACTTTATAAAGTGGAAAAAGATAAAATCAAGTTATCCGAAGTCCGGGAAGACGCAAGGGTTACGATTTTAAACACCGATACTGGAGATACCTTGGACGCGTTCCAGATGAAACGCACTTTGATAGAGGACTATCTTCTTGACCGTGGCGGGTACGCATATATTGAGCGAGTCGGAAATAGGGTGAAGAGTCTTCGATATGTGGACCCCGTGCAGATAGGCTTTAACTACAACGCGGATCCGATATTTAAGGAGTATAAGATTTTGGTAAACGGAAAGCAGTACTATCCGCATGAGTTTGTGAAGCTTCTACGCCATACAAGAAACGGTTACGACAGTAAAAGCGTAGTAGAAGAGAATGCGGAGCCTTTTTCCACGGCCTTTAGGACGATGCACTTTCAAAACAAGATGGTAAAGACCGGGGGTGTGAAAAAAGGTTTTGTGAAGTCAGATAAAAAGCTTTCACAGGAGGCTATGGATTACCTAAAGAGCGCCTGGAATCGCCTTTTCTCCGATGAGAATTCGGAAAATGTGGTCATTCTTAACGACGGTTTGGATTTCCAAGAGTCCTCCGCGACTCCTGCAGAAATGCAGCTGCATGAGAATATTGCTACACTTTCCCGGGAGATCTGTCAGATATTCGGTGTTCCCTATCAGCTGATTTGCAGAGAAAATACCGCGTCGGAGGAAGATAGAATCGTTTTCCTGCAATACTGCGTGCAGCCAATACTGAAAGAGTTTGAAACGGCATTAAATCGGGACTTCCTGCTGGAGTCCGAGAAGGGAGAATACAAGTGGGCTGCAGACACCTCGGAACTTACTAAAGCCGACGTCTTAAAGCGCTATCAGGCTTATGAGATAGCCAGCAAGAACGGTTTTATGCAGATTGATGAAATCCGATTCAAGGAGAACATGGAGCCGTTAGGGCTTGATTTTGTAAAGCTTGGGCTTCAGGACGTTCTGTATTACCCGAAGAAAGGTGGAATGACCTTTGTCCCCAATATGAATCAGGTAGGGGGAATCGAGCTTGCTATGGAGGACAGGGAAAGAATGATAAGAAAGGAGAAAGAAGAAGGAAATGAAGATTCAAATACGGAGTGATTCCGTAGAAATTGAGGGCTATGTGAATGCCGTAGGAAGGGATTCACGGCCAATGCGAGACAGAAGCACCGGTGAGCGATTTGTAGAGCAGATTGTTCCCGGTGTTTTTACTAGGGCACTTACAAGAAACGATGTGGATCTCTTGCTAAACCATGACCATGAAAGAGTTCTCGGAAGCACTAAGACGAACCTTGAGCTTACCGAGGATTCTATCGGCTTAAAGGCGAGGACAACGGTTACGGATAAAGAAGTGATTGAGAAAGCACGCGCCGGGAAACTCCGTGGCTGGTCTTTCGGCTTCTACGACAGAGATTCCCGAAGTGAAGAGGCAAGGGAGGGACTAAAGCGCAGATATGTTGAAGATATGGAGCTGAAAGAGGTCTCCATTATCGATGATAGAAAGCTCCCCTGCTATGAAGGGACACTGATCAGTACCCGTGCGGATGAGCTTATTCAAGGAGAAACGCTGGAAGAGAGAGCCGAAATCACGGAAGAAAAAGAGCCTCCAAAGCTGGACAGCTATTGGAATAGAGTAAATGAGTTAAGAAAGGATTAAACAATGAACGAAAAAATGAAAGCATTACAGGAGCAGAGAAACGCAGTAGTTGAGGAAATGCAGCAGCTTACTAAGGCAGTTGAAGCAGAGGTTAGAGCATTTACCGAAGAGGAAGACAAGAAGTTTAATGAGCTGGAAGAGAAAGTAAAGGTGCTGGACGCTACCATTGAGAAGATGGAGAGAGCGGAAAAGTACGAGCTTAGAGAAGCACCGAAGGTAGAAGAGGAGAAGAAAGAGGAAAAGAGCGAAGAGAAAGAAGAGAGAGCCTTCGCAAACTACCTTAGAGGCGTCGTTCTTGAGGAAAGAGCGGATAACCTGACAACTACCGATAATGGCGCCATTATTCCGTCCACCATCGCGCACAAGATTATTGAAAAGGTGCATGAGATCTCTCCGGTATTTAATAAAGCGACCCATTACAACGTAAAGGGCGAGCTTACGATTCCGTTCTATCCGGCGGACACGAAGGATATCCAGATGTCTTATCAGGACGAGTTTGTAGAGCTTGAGTCCTCTACCGGTAAGTTCGGAAGTATCTCTCTTAAGGGCTTCCTTGCCGGTGCTCTTACGAAGGTATCTAAGAGCTTGATTAACAACTCCGACTTTAACATCACGTCCTTTGTAGTGTCCCACATGGCGGAGAGTATCTCCAGATGGGTAGAGGGGCAGCTTCTTAAGGGTGCAGTCGGAAAAGTAGACGGTATGCTGAAGGGTATTACGCAGACTGTTACCGCAAAGACGGCAACCAAGGTAGATACTGACGAGCTTATTCAGCTTCAGGATTCTGTTCCTGACACATATCAGGCAGATGCCTGCTGGATTATGTCCCGTGCAACGAGAACGGCTCTTAGACAGTTGAAGGACAATGAAGGAAGATATCTTTTGAATCCGGACGCTACGACGAAGTGGGGCTACACTCTTTTCGGAAAACCTGTTTATGTATCCGAGAACATGGATGAAGTAGCTACCGGAAAGACTCCGATTATCTACGGTGATCTGTCCGGCCTTGCTGTGAAACTGTCCGAAAGCATGGAGATTCAGGTGCTGAGAGAGAAGTTCGCAACGCAGCATGCTCTTGGTGTTGTTGCTTGGATGGAGTTTGATGCGAAGGTAGAGAACGCGCAGAAGCTGGCAAAGTTAACCATGAAGCAATCTTAAACACACAGATTTTCGATTTTAGTCAGGGAAAAGCATGAGGGGTATAAACTTATTTCTCTTGTGCATTCCCTGCCCGGAATCGAAGCTAGCGAAAGATGGAGAGGATTTAAATGAAAGTAAGCGAATTAACAATACCAGTCATTGCAAACTATTGTCGCATTATGGATGACGACGTATCCGATAGCGAGAATTTATCCTTGGAAGCCATGAAAATTGCGGCGATATCCTATGCAAGGTCTTATACCGGGCTTAGCGATTTGGAGATGGAGAGGCACGAGGATATTACGATAGCTATTCTTACCCTCATCGCGGATATGTATGACAATCGCTCTATGACCGTAGACAAGAATAATGTAAATCGAACGGCTGAAATCATTCTCTCCATGCATGCGAAGAACTTACTTCCGAGAGGTGGTGAAAATGGCGATTAATCCGGGAAGGCTTAGGAAGGTAGTTTCCGTCTACCGCTACGAAGAGTCGGAAAATGCCGTAGGATCCACCGTGACGAAGTTAACTCCGGTAAAAAAGCTCTACGGAGAGATCCGTCCGGTAAGAGGAAGCGAATATACAGAGTATTACAAGGAATACCACACTTTGTCCGTTAAGATTACGCTTCGCTACTGGGAGGGCTTAAAGCCTACGGATATCCTCGTGTATAAAGACCGGCAGTTCATAATTCAGTCGATTATTAATCCCCTAGAGGAAAACTATATCATTGAGTGTATGTGCACGGAGAAGAAGGAAAAGGAGATAGCCTATGAGTGATGCGGTGGGAATAGATTTTCATGGGCTCGACAAGGATTTTCAAAGCATTATAGACGAATTTCCGGAAGAATCTGAAAAGTATCTCCGTGAGCAGGCAAAATCGTGGAAAGAATCCTGTAATGATAAGGGGTACAAGTACTATACGAAGAGTAAAAAGCCAATTTCGAAGAAGTGGAAGATTGAGATGGAGAAGGACCTTCTTTATCATGCAACGGCGGTATCTGTAACAAATAAGCACCCTTTATTCCATTTACTGGAGAACGGTCACAGGAAATGGCTGTTTGGCCATGATACGGGGGGATTCGTTCCGGGGTTGCATTATGCAGAGCGGACGAGAGAAGAGTTTAACGAAAGCTTTGGAGATGATACCGATGAATTTGTTGCTAAAGCAATGAAGAGGCATAATTTATGATTGAATTATTAGAAGTGAAAAGGTCTTGTAACAGGGCTTTAAGAGATGCCTTTCCGGAGCTTAAGATTTACGGCATTGAGGTTCGTGAAGGACTGAAGCAGCCCTGTTTCTATACGGAGATTGTACCGTATAGCCTTGTTTATGAATCCATAAACCTTGTAAGGCAAAAGTGTGGGTTTAAGATAACGTTGCTTGAGAAAACGCCTAGCGAGGAACTACAGCTTTCCGTGTTTGAAAAGATACGGAAAGTTTTTCATTTAAAAGTACGAATAAAAGAAAAGCTAGTCACAGTCGATAGCGTGGAATTTGACTATATCGGTGCTGAAAATAATATTTTTCAGATTACCGTGCGTTTTCAGTGGTTTGATTCTATTGCAGAGAGAAAAGAAGAGGAACAAGTAAAAGAGCTACTTATGAGAGGAGTAGAAAATGAGTAAATTAAAATCTCCGGAAGTAAACATTAGCTTCATTGAGAAAGGGGAGTCCGCAATCCAAAGAGGCGAGAGAGGTATTGTAGCCTTGGGATTACAGGATAAGACGAAAATAGATCCGTTTACGGTGTATTCCGTCACGGATATCCCGAAGAACCTAAGCGAGGTAAATACGCAGTATGTAAAGGATGCTTTGCAGGGCTATGTAACGTCTCCGAGAAAAATCCTTGTTTATGTGATGCAGGGTGGAGCAGATAAGGTAAATGCCGAGTACACAGCAATGCTTAAATACTTTGCACAGAATCGATTTGATTATCTGGCAATTCCGACAGTTAAGACGGACGGGAAGACAAGTGAAGTAGTTACCTGGATTAAAAACCTTAGAAATGAGCAGAAGCTGAAACGCAAGGTTGTTCTTCCGGAAGTGCTTGGAGATAACGAGGGAATCATTAATGTGAATGCAAGCCTCACAAGACCGGACGGAACTGTGCTTACTCCGGAACAGGTAACGCCGAGAATTGCGGGTCTTATCTGCGGCACACCTTTGAGTATTTCTATCACCTATGCACCGCTGAAAGACTTTATTGACTGTCAAAGATTTACTAAGCAGGAGGCCGATGAAGCGGTTGGTGCCGGTAAGCTTATCTTTATGTATGACGGTGAAAAGGTAAAGGTCAACAGAGGTGTAAACTCTTTAACTACTACAAATGAGTTAAAAGGTGACAGTTTTAAGAAGATTAAGATCGTTGAAATCATGGATATGATTTACGAGGATATCCGGAGGGCTTGGGAAGATACTTATGTCGGACGATACGCAAATACGTATGACAATAAGTGCTTGCTCATTACCGCCATTAACTCCTATTTTGCCGGACTGATTCGTTCCAATCTGCTTTCTAAGGGAGAGTGCTATATAGACCTTGACGGACAGAGAGATTACTTAAAGCAGCAGGGTAAGGATGTAAACAATCTTTCAGAGCAAGATCTGAAAGAAGAGAATACTGGATCCAGAGTTTTCCTACGTGCAAACATTTCTATCTTGGACGCTATGGAAGACATGGACTTGGAGATCTATTTGTAAGAAAGGAGAAAAAATGGAAGGTTTTGTATCTGATCAGGTCATTAATGGTACCTGGGGAGAACTTTGGGTTGACGACACTTATATGGCGGAGGTTACATCTTTTAAGCTGGAAATCAATGCGAAGTATACGCCAATTTCCAGAACAAGAAGCCTTATGGATGGGCAGAAGCTTACCGGGGTAGAGGCAAAAGGAGAAGTGAAGCTACACAAGATTTCGTCTTTCCTTGCTAAAAAGGTTTCCGATGGCCTTAAGGTGGGTAAGGTTCCGAACTTTAAAATCATTTCCAAGCTTGCAGACCCTGCCGGGCTCGGAACGGAGAGAGTTGTGGCGTACGGCTGTAAGTTTGATAAGGCCATCCTTGCAGACTGGGAGCACGGAAAGAACGCAGAAGAGTCCTACAGCTTTACTTGTGAGGACTGGGATTTCATCGACACGATTTAGGAGGTCTTATGGAGGAGTTTAAAAGTATATACAAGATACTTAGTATTCTCCATAAGTCTATGGATTTCGAGGACTGGGACAAGAAGCTTTTGTCCCATGAATCCTTGAATTTGTCTTTACCTAAGTGGTCAAGAATAATGAGTATGCTGCTTAAAGAGGGGTATATTTCCGGAGGAGAGATGATTGAGAGTTTCGGGGATTTATATCCGAGAATTAAGCTTACAAGACCGGAAATTACTTTAAAGGGATTGGAGTATCTTGAAGAAAATAGTCTGATGAAGAAAGCGGCAAGACTGATTCAAGGCATTTCTAATATTGTGAAATAGGAGGAAGTATGAGTTTAACGCAAAAACTTTTACAGATTGACAAAGGTGAATTTCAAAAGGAAAAGTTCTTAGAAGTGAAGGCGAAGAGCCTAACAAAGATTATGGGGGAGGAGGTAATGCTTAAGTTTAGAGCATTATCCGGAAAGGAGTATACGTCCCTTGCCTCTACAGCCATGAGTGATAAGGGCGGAGTAGATTATGCGAAGGCTTATGACGTAAACGCTTTGATAATTTGTGAAGCCCTTATGGAGCCGAGCCTTAAAGATAAAGAACTGCAGAAGCATTTTGGAGTAGCCAGTCCTAAGGACTTGGCTTTTTTATTTTTTCCCGGAATGGAGCTGTCCGCTCTTGCTGACAAGGTAACTAAGTTCTCCGGCTTTCTGGAAGAGGAAGAAGTTAAAGAAGTAAAAAACTAATTGAGTCCGATAGCGAAACGAACGCGATGTACTGGCTTTTTCGTTTGCATCACTGGAAGCCGTCGGACTTCTTTAATCTCGGGTATGGGGAAAAACAGATTGTGTATGCCTTCCTTCAGGTAGAGATGGAACAGAGGAGGAAAGAATGGCAAATAGAACAGTAGACGTAACGCTAAGACTCGTAGATAAGTTTACGGGCGGATTTCAAAAAACCCTTGCGGCCATGACTGCGATGGATAAGGGAACGATGCGTATTGCGGGGGATCTACAAAGAGCCGGAGACTCTATAGCAAAAGTCGGAGCCGGAATGACTGCGGCAGTAACCGTACCCATAGTCGGCGCGGGAGCTGCGGCGGTGAAGACTGCGGCGGATTTTGAAAGTTCTATGAGTGGTGTAAAAGCCATCATGGGGGAAAAATGGGATAACGGCCTTGTAGAGCAAGCAAAGCACTTAGGAGCTACCACTGCATGGACCGCAAGAGAAGTCGGGGAGGCTATGCAGTATACCGCAATGGCCGGCTGGGATGCTAAGCAGAACATGGAGGGCTTAGATGGAATCCTTTCTGCCGCCAGCGCCGGAGGAATAGGTCTAGCAGAAGCTACGGATGTCATGGTTGGGGCATTAGCTGGTTTCGGCGATACTGCGGACAATGCAAGTAAGTATGCGGATATCATGACTGCGACTTTCACGAATACAAAGACGGATATGCTCGGTCTCGGGGAATCCTATAAGTATGTCGGTTCTCTTGCCGGAACACTCGGCTATGATTTCGCGGAAGTCAATACGGCAATCGGTATCATGGGAAATGCGTCCATTGACGGATCGCAAGCCGGTACAACTCTTAGAACAGCTCTTCTTAATATGACCGGTGATTCCAAAGAAGTGAAAAAAGCAATGGGAGAACTGGGAATCTCCATGACGAACAGCGATGGTACCATGAAATCCTTTTCCGATGTCATGCATGATATGAAGAAAGGATTTTCTGGACTTACTGAAGAGCAAAAGCTTTTCTATGCAAACCAAATCTTCGGAAAAACTGCTACGGCAGGAATGCTTGCGGTAATCAATTCTACAGATGAGGCCTATGACAGTCTCGAAAGTAGTATTAAAGGCGCAAGTGGTGCGGCTGGAGAGGCGGCATCAGGAAGACTTGATAACCTGAACGGACAGCTAACTCTTTTAAAGTCGGCCATCGAGGGAATAGCCATTAGAATCGGTGAATTTATACTTCCCTACTTAAAACAGTTTGTAGAATGGGCTCAAAGATTAGCGGATAAGCTGAATGGTATGAGCGATGAACAATTGAAGGCGGTGCTTAAAAATATTGCCTTAGTAGCCAGTATAGGACCTATGCTAATTGCATTTGGAAAGCTGGTTAAGATTGTCGGTATCGTCATTAAAGTGTTCGCGCTTGTTTCTAAAGCCGGCGGTTTTATAGCCGTTATTACCGGCCCGGTCGGATTGGTGATTGCAGCGATTTTAGTTTTAATAGGAATAGTACTTTTGGTACGGAAAAACTTTAACACCTTTAAGCAGTCTCTTAGTCGTTTTAGTCCGGTGTTCGATAGGATTAAGGCACATATCCACAGTATAAAAGAGACTTTTACGACTTTTCTAGAAACCACAAAGGGTCCAAGAGAAGCACTGGCTAAGTTTTTTGAACAGACTTTGGTTAGGGCCATAGGAACCGCTGTAGGAGTAATTTCCTCTATAGTTGGGATTGTTGTAGGCGTTGTGGATGGAGTACTAAAGGTGCTAACCGGCATTATAACTTTCATAACAGGAGTATTTACAGGAGACTGGAGTAAGGCGTGGGAAGGCCTAAAAATGATAGTAAACGGAATAGCGACAGCTATAGGCTCTTTCTTCCACGGTGTATTAGACGGTATCCTTGGAATTGTCCAAAATATTATTGATACGATAGCAAGTATCAAGCTTCCGGAGATACCGGCGACTGATCACACTGGAAGAACACTTGGATCCCTTCCTAAAATGGCCGGCGGAACAGATAACTGGGTAGGCGGTCTTGTTCAAGTTAGTGAACGAGGAGGAGAAATATTAGACCTTCCTCGAGGTACAAGAATCTATCCTCATGACAAGTCTGTGGCTATGGCCAGAGCAGAGGGTGCAAGAAGCAATTCTATTTCTGTGAATGTTACAGGGAATAGCTTTACGGTTAGAGAAGAAGCGGATATTAATAAGATTGGCGAGGCTATAGCTAGGAAGCTATCTATGGCTGTAAATAACAGAGGGGGGTGGTCTTTTAGTGGAAATATGGCTTAACAGTATCTCAATCCCTGTACTGCCTTCCGAGTACAAGGTGCAGAGCAAACAGAATAATCAAACAGAAAATATTATAGGGATAGGGGAAATATCTCTTAAAGGAAAGAGGGGCTTACGATCCGTATCGTTTAGCTCCTTTTTTCCTTTTCGGAAGGATTCCTCATATTGTAGGAAAGGGCGGATTCTAAAGCCTTTGCAATATGTAAACGCTATTGAACGGATGAAGCAGGTGGGTACTGTGAAGCTCGTAATTACCGGGAGTCCTCTACGTATGACTTGCACAATAGAATCTTTTGAATGGGGAGAAAACGACGGCACCGGCGATATTAGCTACACAATCAGCTTTAAAGAATATCGGCATATAAGTGCGTCTAGGTCTTCAGTAGTACAAGACAATGCTTCTTCCGGTCCGGCTGATTTAAGTATGCCCGCACAAACGCATGAAAATCTAAGAACGGAGCCTCAAACCAGTACGCAAGATTACACGGTTAAAAAAGGAGACACCTTAACAGCTATTGCGAAGCGCTTAACAGGTTCTTCAAATTGGAGGCCTATTTATAATGCGAACAGAGGAATAATAGGAGGAAATCCGAATAGGATTTATCCGGGCCAACGGCTGGTTATACCGGGAGGTTAGAATGGTAGTAACACTAATTAAAGAATCCGGACAGTATGCGATTCCAGTCTCGAAAGTAGAATGGAGAGGTTCAGCGAATCAAGCAGCAAGAGAGCTTAGCTTTGACTTAATAAACGCTCCAAATGATAATTTTAACCTTCCGAAAGTGGCTACGGGGGATTTTGTGAGCTTCTCCTACAGCGGTGAAGAAGTTTTTTATGGTCAAATTTTTGGGGTAGAAAGAAGCTCTAACATAGGCACTATAAGTTATACGGCCTATGACATGATGAAAAACCTTCTGGAAAGCACAGGGCAGTATAATTTCAAGAATTTGACAGCGGAGGGGATAGCAAAACAGGTCTTAGATGATATGCAGATACCCATAAGGCATTTACATCCCACAGGTGTAAACATCCCCTCTCTTCTTTGTGATGATAAGGGCATTTATGAAATTATCATGGGTGCTTATACAAAAGCCCATCAAGTAACTAAGGATAAGTATTTCCCAATGATTTATAAAAGAGGCTTTGCGGTCTACAAGACGGAATGGAGTGTAAAGAACTATGTCTTATCCGAAACAGAAAATATTATGGCTGCAAGCCTTACGGAAACGATGGAAAGCATTGTAAATAGAGTGAAAATTTACGACGAAAAGGGAAATCAAGTCGGGGAAGTAAAAGATGACGGATCCATAAAGAAGTACGGCGTCTTCCAGAAGATATTTAAAAAGGGAGAAAAGGATTCTGCGCAATCGGCAAATTCCCTTGTGAGTGTACAGCCCAAGCAGGAGATAAAGATAAGCGCTTTAGGAGATATTAACTGTTTAAGCTGCTATTTTGTGAATATCAAGGACTCTGCTACGGGGCTCAATGGTAAATATTGGATAAGTTCTGACCGACATAGCTTTGACGGGGTGTCTTACACGATGGATCTTGATATTCGCTTTGATTCCGTCATGGACGAAAAAAACTTTGATGACAAGAAAGAGGATAAAAAGAATGTGGGAGAGCAATCTAGCGGATCTAATTCCAAGAGGAGGGGAAACAAGAGAGTTAAAACTCGCAGTAATGACCGGACCGGACTCGTTAAAACTGGGAAAGTTGGAACTGGCGAAGGAGGATCTACTAATAAGTCAGCACTTAACAGACCGCGTGTGCGTGCAAGCATTCTTGAACGCACCTCCTAACGGTGGTCCTTGTACGGACAAGAGTAAATACTGGGAGAAACTTCAAGCAGGAGATACTGTTCTCGTGTATCAGATTTCCGACTCAAAATTTGTAATTATTGATAGGGTGGTGAGCCTATGAGTCTGTTACCGTCTTTTTATGATGTTAAAGAAAACCTATCGTCCGATGAGTACTTCCCTCGGGAGTATGAGATAGATTTTAAAGAGAATCGCCTTACCGGGCGAATTGTGGAGGGGTTAGAAGCTATCCGTGTTTGGGTGTGGTGCTGTGTACATACAGAGCGATTCCGATATGCTCTTTACTCTTGGCAGTACGGTGTATCTTTAGAGAAATATCTCGGGCAGACAACTACGGAAGAGTATCTGGAAGCGGACAGCAGAGCGGAAATAGAAGAAGCTTTAAAAATTCACCCTTACATCACGGGTCTAGATGATTTCCAAGTAAGTAAGACCGGACCGAAGTTAAGTATCAAATTCACAGTTAAGACAAAGCTGGGAAAGATAGAGGTATCTGAAAATGTATGAGAATCAGAATATGGAGACTATCCTTGGACGAATGCTGTCAAGGATAGAGGGAGATATTGACAAGCAGGAAGGGTCGCTACTATATACCGCAAACGCACTAAGTGCTATCGAACTGGCTACGCTTTACACAGAGCTTGATTGGATGCTAAGACAGGCCTTCACCGATACCGCGGACCGAGAATTTGTCATTATGAGGGCAAAGGACCGGGGAATCATTCCGGAACCGGCTACCAAAGCGATTCTTAGAGTGACTTCCACACCGCCGGAGGTTGAGATTCCACTTGGTGAGCGTTTTACAGGAGACACGGCAAATTACAAAGTAATTGAAAAGATTGCCCCCGGATCCTATAAGGTTGAATGCGAAGAACCGGGTATAGTAGGAAATAAAACATATGGAAAAATCATTCCTATCGGCTATATTGATAAGCTGGAAGAGGTGAACATCTCTGAACTCCTTATCCCCGGAGAAGATGAGGAAAGCACGGACAGTCTGAGAGAGCGATTCTTTAACTCCTATAAGTCTGTAGCATTTGGTGGAAACAGAGATGATTATATGGAGAAGGTTCTTGCGATTCACGGTGTGGGTGCGTGTAGGGTGAGAAGGATTCCCGGAAACGATGTGAATAAAGACGCTCTAAATCCTCCTGAAGGGACTGATGCTTGGATAAAAAGTCTATCAGGAAGCGAAGATAAAAAGAAGTGGATAAGTCTTGTATATGAACTGATACAGAAGAGCGCCCTGTCTTTAGGTGGAAGCGTATCAGTTAAAATACTGGATACCACTTTTGCAAAAGCCAGTACAGAGCTTATCCGACAAGTGCAAGAAAAAATAGATCCTTTGCATGGAGAGGGATACGGCCTTGCACCTATCGGGCATACTGTCCTTGTGGGGACACCTAACGAGAAGGAAATCACGATATCGGGGCAGTTTACCTTTGCCAGCGGATACAGCTTTTCTGCACTGGAGAGTCAAATTAAAGAAGCAATAGAAAAGTATATGTTGGAGCTAAGGAAGGATTGGGCTAAGGAAAATGCCGTAATTAGGCATGTACAAGTTACGGCAAGACTTTTGGCTATTGAGGGTATCGTGGATATTAAAAATACAAAGATTAACGGAGGCACTGATAATCTAAGCCTTACAGAAGATGAAATACCGGTATTAAAGACCGTTTCGGAGGGATAAATGGACAATACGGATTTATTAGTAAATCTTCCGGAGTTCCTGAAAGCCTTAAAAGACTTTCAAGCTATGGGTAAAAGTGAAAATCCGGAGTTTACTCTTGTGTGGCTGAGAGCAGAGACATGGCTAAAGGATAGATTTATATCTTCTATGACGGAAGACGGTCTTTCAAAAATGGAAGAGTTTCTCCGCATTCGTCCTTTGGACAGCGATACAGAGGAGGATAGAAGACAAAGGCTTCTTGCTATCGAAAATAGAGCGCTTCCTTACACACTACGAAAACTTAAAGAAGTACTAGGGAATACGAGTGGGGAAGGAAATACGGATGTACTGGTTGAAGGGTTCACTGTCGTTATTCCCGTTAAGCTTGCGAGTCTTAGATCACTTGATTTTATAAGAGAAACTGCAGAGCAGATGATACCGATGAATATGCACTTTGAAATTCATGTTATTTATAACCGCTGGAGGAACTTCAGCAAGAAAACTTGGGGAGAAATGAATTCGTACACATGGGAAGATGCTTATCAGAATGAGAGATGGCAGAAAGGAGTATCATGACTCAAACAGAAAGCTTGAAACTGAACAAACCGGATAAAACGGACTTTATTGATATTGAAAAGCTTAATGAAAATATGGATAAACTGGATAGTACTTTGAAGCCGATTCTATCATTAGCCAATACGAAAGAGGTAACGGTCATTTTGTCTGCGAGTAACTGGTCCTCTTCTGCGCCATACTCCCAGAAAGTATCTGTTCCAACGGCTAAGGCCACAGACTCCATATCTATGGGAAAGGCACACACTAAGACTTCAAGTCCTACAGATATCGAGACCTATGACGAAATGTCTGGACTAATCACAAGCGCAGAGGTTACAGACGGATATGTTACTTTTTATTGTGCAGCAGAGAAACCTGATGAAGATTTTAAAGTAAAACTTAAGGGGGTGAGTAAGTAATGAGTAACGTTTTTATCCCTCTTGGGGGAACAGGAGGGAAGAATAGAGGAACAGCAGCCGTTCTAGGAGACGACACACCTTTTATTAACTCCGGATCAGAAATGAGCCTGCCTTTACCTGCGGGTGTCTACAAAAAGTCAAAAAGCAATCCAAGAGCCGACTATGGGGATGGAAAAAATGCAGAGGTAACTATCTCTGTAGGACTCCTCCGAAAAATGGTGCTAAAGGTTTTTGGGATTGCGAGTATCAAAAATCTGCAACTAACAGCTATTGAAAACCAAAAGATAAGAGTTACTTGGGCGAAGCCCGACAGAGGTCTATGGAATGGCGTTCATCTTGTTTTTAAATATGACTCTATGCCTACCGGTATAGATGATGGTTTTATGTTTAAGGACAGTGCTGACGTATATTTTGACACGGACAAATTAGAAGAAAAGGAAGTGTACGTAAGAGCTTTCAACTACCTAACCGTAGCTAACGGAAGATGGTATGATGACGGAGAGATAAGCACGCATGTTAAAGTGAAAGCCGTAAGTGGCTCCATCACACTTTCGGCGGGGGCCGGTGTTTGGACCGTACCGGAAGGTGTTAAGCGGATAAGGTACATTCTTGTAGGTCATGGTGGGATAGGAGGTACAATAGGAGACCCCGGAGCAGGCGGCGGTGGTGGTGGCGGATACTTCAAACAGGGTTACATGAATGTCACGCCCGGACAAGGAATTAATTATATTATTCCAAGTACCGTAAAAGCTGGATATACCTACAACTATCAGGCAGACCGTGCAGAGTATCACACTGTTTTCGGTTCTGACAGAGTTGCATACGGACGAAATGCTGCATCAGGAGCATCGGATAGGTCTGATAGTAAAGGAGGAAACGGTGGTTCCGGAGGTGGCGGACCATGTTTGGGGGGCTGGGGAAACGGTTCTCCCGGGGGTTCAGATGGTTCAGATGGTATCTTTGGTGCTCAGACAAATGCATCTAAGCCTGTTTCTTATGCTTCAGGAGGTACAGGTCAGCACTCAAGCACAAGGGGATTCAACGGAGTCTTATACTGTGGCGGAGGTGGCGGAGGAAATGCCGCCGGCGGTGCCGGGGGTGGTGGAAACGGTGGTAATGCCAGAGGTAATAATGGAACAGATGGACTCGGCGGTGGAGGCGGTGGAAGTGCGAATTATTCCAATCCCGGCACTGGAGGCACTGGCTGTATCTATATTGCATGGGGCAGCCTAATGAATGATGGGACATAATTTCATATTTACTACAGTCCTTTAGGGGAAGTCTTTAATAGGCTTCCTCTTTTTATGTCCAAAGAGAGGAGAAGAAATGAAAAGAGATTTTGCATTGATTTTACCAAACGGAAAGACGGGCGAGCATGAGGTGCAGGCCGTCACGCTTTTTGAAAATCCGACAGATGCAGACATGACTGCAAGAAAAATCTATGGTCCGGAGGCGTATGCCAAAGAAAGCTCAAGATATGTTCTACGGATGCCCTCTATCGTAAAAGACGGGGTTTTTTACAACGTAGATACGAAAGAGGACAAGAACGAGCACGGGGAAGTAGAAATTGTTCGTGTCGGTGAGACTCCTGCCGAGTACATTCCTTCGGAAGCAGAGCAGATTGCAGAGCTTACAAGAAAAAATGCAGAGCTTAAAGAGGTAATCGATACGCTTGTACTTGATGCGTTAGGAGGTGTGTAATGTTTGAGTATTTAAAAGGACTGGCAATGGAGAA